TGTTGTATTCTTTTTCAATCCACCTTCTGCGTAAATGGACTGCCCTGTTATTTATACCAAGGTGTTCTGCCATTCTTTGTGCAGATTGAAGTTGACCCCATAACTGGATAAACTCCATGTCGGTACAGGTTTCATTATGAGCGCCCATTGGAATCCTTAAACAATAGCTTTTCTAGCAGATTGATGACCCTATGCTCTTACATTTCAATCTCATCTTGAGATATAAGATTAGTTTCAGCATCTCCTTTTAAACGCTTCATTTGCTCAACAAAACCCTTGCTGTTAAAGTTAAGTTGTTGTAATCCTTTTAAAGTATTTATTTCCGCTAGAACATTGTTGGTTGGCGCTAGATCATTTAAATCATCCAATTTATCCGAAATAGACTTAAGAAATGATTGATCTGTGTAATAAGTTTTATTGGCTCGTAAGGCATCATAAAACTGACCTTTATCTTTGCGGAATGCTTCTAAAACTGGAAGAGTAATTGCCGTGTCAGCGTCAACATTTAGAAATTTTCTAGCTGCAGCGTTACCAATTTCTGCATTCTTAACAGAAGTAAGTTGCTTAGTTTGTGGCTTGCTAGAAAAAGCTTCAAGCAAGTTGTTCAAAATTGAAGGATTTACCTCTGAAGGAACTAATGTTGCACCTTGTTCAATTGCTCGTTGTGCAATCAATTGTTTTTGAGTCAAAGGAACTACTTGACGAGGTGTCGTTGCAGCACTAACTGTAGCAGTTGGCAATGTCATTAATGCACCAGCAACAGTTTCATTTGCTAGTTGTAAAGGATTAATAGAACCAGTGTTTGCAGCTTGTGCAACAGCAGATGTAATTCCAGCAGTACCTGACCCAGTTAAAACATTTTGAGACAAAGCTGCGGTTCTTGGAGCCATCTGTGTAAGAGCAGTAGGTGTCCCCGCAACAATGGATTTTTGTAAAGCGCCTGGCAACAATAAATTTGTTGGGTCAGGCAAACCACTCAACAACCCACCAACCAATAAGCCTGGACGCTCTGTAGCCACCTTATAAGTGCCTTTTAGAATGTCACTGATAGATGGAGTTGGTACGGCAACAGGCTGTTGTTTGGTGCGATCAATGCCAAGGTATTCATCAGAAAGGCCAAGCGCACTTAAACCACCTTTAATGCCTTGAGACATCAAATTGGCAGTACCAGAGATTAATTGTCCAGTAGTAGTCTTTCCACGGAACACATCTAGTGGTCTAAAGCTTGCTTGAACGTCTTGCATAAACTGGCTACCACCAGTTTGTTGAGGTTGTTGTTGTGTAGGTACATTAATACCCGTTACTGGCTTAAACTCTTCACTTGCAACTTGCTGTTGAGAAATACCAGTAACTGGTTTCCAATCTTCATCGTCTTTTTGAGCCATACCAACCACCTTCTTAACGTAGTTTTGTGTTTCTTTAAATGGAGGAACTCCACCATACTTTTCAACATTACTTGGGCCAGCGTTATAAGCAGCCGCCACCAAAGTAGGATCTTGAAATCGTTCTGACAACTGGCCTAGATACTTAACACCGCCTCGGATGTTATCTTTCCAATCCATACGATTGACACCAAGATCTTTAGCAGTAGCACTCATTAACTGCATAGGCCCATAAGCACGATCATTGAACCTTGTTTTAGGTCCTATAGCGTTAAAAGCACCCCCAGATTCAGCTTGTACAACACCTTGTACCAAAGAAAGAGGAACACCTTGGCGTTCTGCTTCTTCAGCAGCAAATGCAAAGATTTCGTCTTTAGTCGCCATGTTATTGACCAACAAACATTACAGTACCATCTGGCTTTTTAACGCCATATCTTCCAGATTTACCTTGAACAAGTTGGAATCCTGCTGGCAAAACTGGCTTGCTTGGATTGGCAGCAATTTGCTCATTAAGGAACTGGTTAACTTTTGGATGGTTGTACAAACGTGGGTTATCAGGTGAGTTAGCCCATGCCGTATAAATAGCCTTTGGATCACCAGTGTAAGAATCAATAAATCTCTGACGAGCATCATCTTTATCTGCGGCAGCAATCTCTAACGCAGACACGTACTTGGTAACAAACTTAGGATCTGTCACACCAGTAGTAGCCTTGTCAACAATGCCACCTTCAAACGCATTGGCATTGCCTTTAATGTTGCTCAAGCCCTTTAAAACACCTTCAGATCGTGTCTTATTTAGCAAGTTAACATTGCCTACCAACGAATCAAATTTATCGCCAACTCCAGGTATAGCCCGCATATAAGCCGCACCCGTAGCAAAAAACTCTGTAAGTTTATTTGGGTCAAGTTGTTCAGCAGCGTTATACAAATACTCAGCAGAAGTTTTACGATCTCCAACTGTCAATGCGGCATCAAGAGCAATGTCTGTAAATTTGCCATAATTTTTTGATGTTGCAAGGTTTACTGCTTGTTGAGCAGGTGAAAGCTCAGAAACAAATCCACCACTTGCGCCTGTAGTAGCACCTGCGCCACCAACTGCGCCTGTAGAAGGCTTGGTATAACCCAACAACTCCGCACGTGATTTTGGTTGTTTTTGTTGTGTAACTTGATTAACTACTTGCTCAACTTGACCAAAAGTTCCAGCAATTGCTTTAGCAGTTTCACGTTCTTGCAACGATTGAACTGAACCATTCATATTCCTTACACCAACCAAATTGCCTGCTCTATCATAAAGAGGAGTTTCACCAGGTTGCAAAGCATAAGTTAAGTTTTGTTCAACGGCTTTTCCATATCCTGGTGCAGATGTAACATTGAAATCTACATTTCCACCTTGCACTGTTGGTCTTGAAACTAAACCAGTTTTTGCATCAAAAGATGGAAGACCACCAATAGGTTGCATATTGGCATTTGTTAAAATTCCACTTGGTTGCATTTTTGGTTGCAAAGAAGTAATAGCTGAAAGCATTGAACTTTGAGAAGCACTAGGTAAATTAATTACATCTTGCAAAGCATTTTGTATATTAAATGGCAATCCCTGCGCTCTAGCAGTCCTTAATTCATTTTGTTGCATTGCAATATCTGGAGTAACAGGACCCCTGTACTCAGGACTAGCTTCGTTAAATTGCGTAGGCATATACTTGCCTTGGAAGTTTGCAACAGCAGCACGATCAGCAGCCTTTTGTTGCATCTCAGAAATAGCACGTTGACCACTCAAATACTGATCTGGTACAGACAAAGCAGACTTCAAGCCCATAGAAGGGTCATTGCTTAATAAAGAGCCAAGTAAGAATTGTTGAGTAGCTTGCTTTTGCAGGTTACTCTTTTCATCGTCACTAAGACCAGTAAGTGCTGCATCAGACAGCAAACCAAGATTAAACATATAGACTCCTTAGATGCCAAGCAAACCAAGCAAACCTTGGCGTGAAGTAGACGTAGATGTAGCACCAGAACCACCGCCAACATTGAGTCCCAATGCTTGGTTGATGATCTGTTGTTGCTCCAATGGCAGATTGCGGATGGCATCCAACTGTTGTTGTGAGAACTGTTGTTGAACTGTACCAATGTTTGCCAAATTCTGTGCGCCAGCAAATCCCATCTGCTGACCAGTAGATGCAATATTAGCCATCTGACCAGCAGCTCCCAAACGCTGTTGATTTTGAGTCAATCCTGCTTGTTGATTAGCCAAATTAGCTTGCAAGAAGTTCTGAGCATTAGTCAATCCTGCTTGTTGAGTCAATCCTGCTTGTTGGGCAGCACGAGCATTTAGAGCCGCTTGATTAGCCAAACCTGCTTGGTTAAATGCAGAAGCACCAAACTGAGAAGCTTGGTTTTGAGCGCCCATGTTTGCAAGAGTCATTGCTTGCTGATTAGCGGCATTAAACTGACCCATCTGATTCTGAGCCGCAGCATTAGTCAAAGCAGCCTGATTAGCGGCAGCACTACCAAATTGACCCGCTTGATTTAATGCACCTACGTTAGCAAGACCTGCCTGTTGCAGATTAGCTGCATTGAACTGAGCCAAAGCATTTTGTGCAGCGGCATTCTGTGCGGCTAATGTGTTCTGAGCGCCAGCACCAAACTGAGCCGCTTGATTAGCAGCCGCTTGAGAAGCCAGACCAGCTTGTTGAAGTTGCTGGGCATTAAACTGAGCTTGAGCATTACCTGCTGCTTGATTGGCTAAACCAGCTTGTTGGAAATTGCTGGTGTTATATTGAGCCATTTGGTTCTGAGCTGCTTGGTTGGCAAGTGAAGCTTGATTGCCCGCTTGAGCGCCAAACTGAGCTGCTTGGTTAGCCGCAGCTTGAGATGATAAACCTGCTTGCTGTAAGTTACTTGCGTTGTACTGAGCCATTTGATTGGCGGCAGCTTGATTAGCAAGATTTGCTTGTTGAGTATTTTGAGTGTTTAACTGCCCAACACTTAGATCAACACCCTGATTTGCAAGGGCAGCTCTTAATGAGGCATCTTGATTAGCTTGTGCGGCTTGTAAGGCAGAAGCTTGGTTTAACTGTTGAGCTTGTAATCCAGTGGATTGGTTGGCAAGTGAAGCACGTAAAGCCGCATCTTGGTTTGCCAAGGTTGCTTGTTGTTGCAACTGAGCATTTGTCAAGCCATACTGAACATCAACACCTTGGTTAGCTAAAGCCGCACGTAAATTAGCATCTTGGTTAGCCAAACCAAACTGACCTGCCAACTGTAAGGCTTGTTGAGTAGTAGCGGCATCTTGAGCTTGATTAAGCTGTTGTGCTTGCATGGTACGAGCAATATCAGCTTCAGAAGCTTGTTGGGCAGCAGCATAAGCAGCAGCATTCTGTTGGGCAACCAATCGAGCCGCATTCTCTCCAAATGCACGATTAGTCTCTGCTTCTGCTACACCTTGGCGAGATCCACCAAAAGCACGAGCTTGAGTAGCTTGAGCCGCAGTCTGCTGTTGTTGCAACTGGCGTGAACGCTCTAAATCCCTCAAACTTTGTTCAGTTACAGCTTGTGTATATGGATTCATATACTGCTGAATATTCTGATTTAAGAATGATCCAGCTTGAATATCACGTACATTGGAACGAGCTTGTGGAGCAATCTGTCCCAAAGCCTCAGAAGTAACTTGTGCGCCTGTTACACCAGTAGCAGATACATCCCTTGCACCACTACGGGCGGCTTGTGCGGCAGCGGCTTGTTGGGCGGCAATACGCTCTGCGGCAACACGTTCTGCGGCAATTTGTTGGGCAGAAACATCACGAATATCACCACGGGCTAAAGCAGCGGCATTTGCTCTTTCTGCAGCGCCAGCGGTAATACCACCAAATCTTTCAGCGTTATAGCCTTGCCCAACTGCCGTAGCTGACGGACCTGCGCCAACTCCAGTAAACATAGATGGAGCAGCAGCAGTTTGACCGCTAAATCCTTGTGAGGTATAGCCAGTAGCTTGTGCTAAGGCAGCAGGAGATGCTTGTGCGCCACCGAACTGAGAAGCTGTATAACCCTGTGAACCCGCTAACGAAGCAGGGCCAGCAGAGGAAAACTGACCAGTAGTAGCGTTATAACCTTGTTGAGCAGCCAAAGATGCGGGATCTACAGTAGCCCCCGCATAACTTTGTGCAGTTACGTTCTGTGGGTTGTAATTTGCAACACGACCAGCAGTATCAAATGCTGTACGCATACCAGTAAACACTTCGCTATTAGGATCAGCAAATTGACGATATAAATTAGCGCCTGCTGTTTGGTCAGCATTAAAACCTGCAAACTGTCTAGGAGCTAAACCTGCGGCAACACCTTGTGCGCTTTGTACGTTCTGCAAATAAGCATCACGCAGTGCAGGGTCAAGCTGCGCTGTTTGTTGACTTGAACCACCAGACATAATTACACCTCCGTTGATAGCCAATAATGTGTTGGCTTCATGTTAAATTTGGATACAAAAGTTCTTGACCAGCCTCTACGTCCTGTTAAGGTGATCTTGCGGCATCCCATGTCTTCAGCGAACTTCTGAATATGGGGGGTGAGTGTCTCTAGTTCTTCTAGATTACCACCTGCCAAAAATATGTGCAAAACCTTCATCCTTGGAAAGTTTTGTACCTGAGTAATAACTGCGCTATTATTACTAGGCCATAATTGCATCGTACAACTGTTAATACAGTCGGCTACGTCCTGCATATTATGTGTGTTATCGTATTCTAAAGCAGGTTGAAGAATTTTCTCTACTTTTTGAAAAGATACAGCCCATAATGGTAGTTCACCATTAATCTTGTACTTTTCGTAGTCAATCATCTAATACTGCCAGGTTTCCCATCAAATCTGATAACACCAACTCGCCAATCAGTTAATCTAACGCCTTCAATCTTAGCGGCTACTTGTCTTCCGCTTAAGCGTACTGAAGTAGGGCTTGCCATTTGATATGGGCCATAGTTGTATTCAGTTGAATTAGGATAGAACTTAGTGCTAAAACGCACCTGTACATCACCAGCAGTTTTTTCATCAGGAACTAATCCTGTCAGACTCATGGTTCTATCACCATTACCTAGCTCTACTGGTCCTGACTCAGCAAACAATGTCTGACCATCATAAGCAAAGCCAATTTCATGCTCATAGACGTACCCGTCTGTAGAAACCATAATTGGGTTATTAAATATTCCACGATCTGTACCACACGTACGTGCTAACGTACCAATAGCCCAATGATTCTCACGATAGTTGTAAGAAACGTAAGAATCTACTTCGTTAGAAGCAGCGCTTGGGTAAAACCACCAGATCTCACCATAAGTTGAGTTATGGACACAATAAACCTTAGATGACTGAGTTGTGTTCATGTTACTAAACACATAGTCTGAAACATCAGAATTTAATGGTTTGACAAAGCCATCGTATATCCAGAATCCTGTACCAGACATCCAGATACAAGCATTGTCAGTAGCGGCTACTGATTGCTTAGATATAACACCACAACCTGTACCAACACGCTCAAAGCCATAAATGAACGGAGGGCCAATATAGGTGGCAGTATGTACATCCACATCAGTAAACAGAATAGTAGCCCCACGGATGCGTTTAGCGCACTGTAGAGAACCAATAGTGGTTAACTCAAAGTCTCCAGCTTGATTGGTAGCGGCAGGAGTCCAAACAGTATTGTTTTCTTGGTCACACCATTGAATCTTACGTGGATTACCACCTGCACCTAGTGCAAATAAGAATCGTTCTTGAGTAACAATCAAACCAGTACAGCTAGTTGGTGCGTTAGTAATTGCAACAGCATCATTAGCAACATTTAACTGCCACTCAAGCAACTTACCATCTTTGGATGAACAAGCAACGAGATATTCGCCAAAGGTATCCAAACTCCAAGTAGTGGCAGGGGTATATGAGCCTAAATCTGGTCTGGCAACACCATAGGCAGAACTTCCATAAGTTCCATAGCCATAACCAATCTTTAATACAGCATCAGCATCGCCAACAGTAAAAGATGTAGGAGTAATGTCTGTTAGAGTACCGCCTTCATTCATTGCATAAAGCTTTGAATGTGTACCAATTCCGATACGTCTATTGTTTGAGTTATCTCGCCAGTTAATCAAACCACGAGCCATACCCGTTAACTGAGAGGAAGCACGTTTTCTCCATCCACCTACTGGACGAATAGTGCCTTCGTACCAACGTACTAGATTTGCGCTATTCCAACGGCCTTTAGACTGATATTCAGTCCCGTTTTTGTATACGCCTGGTGGAATTTGTAGTGGAATGTAAGCCATGATGTTTTACTGGTTGGGCAAGTTGGACACAAACGTCATGGTGGCAATGGCTGAAGGAACCGCTGGTCTTGTCGGGCTTGAACTTGTTGCAAATGCCTCTATAGACACACCAGTATTTTCAGTTCTCCACATGATTTCAATATAGTCACTTTCATTCATCTCTACAAAAAAGTTCAATGCAGCAATAATGTGGCTTGGATCACCAGAGCCTTTTCTTGCTGGCGGGTGAAATCTGCTGTTTGAATTGTCAATATTTGTGCCATTCTTGCGAAACCAAATATCCACATCTTGACCACTATTGGTTGTGTTTTTTAGTTGAATGGAAAACTGCAAATTCCAGATGCCAGAACTAGCAACAGTAATCCGACTACCGCTTGCCATTGTGACACCATTGGAAAAATCAGTGGTATTAAAAGTGACAGCATAAGCTGTTGTAGTATTGGCAGCAGTTTGATTTGTGGAGTCTTGAAAAGCTCCATAAGGATTGTTTAAGTACTTTCCACCACCAGGACCAATCAAAGAACCAATGACATTTAGCAGCTTGGTAAAAAACAACCTCAAGATGCCGTTATTTTGGTTCTGGACACTTTGAGAATAGACAATTCCTGATGTACCTAAAGAGGGTATAGCAGGAATATCTAGTTGTTGTTTTACATTAGCCATTACTTTTTAAGCCATGTCTGCCAGATAGCGCCAGCGGCAACAATAACGCCACCAATCCATAGAATTGGTTGAGCAATAGAAGCTACCCATCCAAGAACCTTAATGGCTCCTTGGGCGGCATCAATAGCCTCTACAAGACCACTTGTGTTCTTATCAATCGTATCTACTTTAGCTTCAACAGTTAGTAGACGCTCATAGATTTGCTCATGGCTTACTTCGTTCATGGTGCATCAGGCCAATTAATAGTCCAGGGGAATCCAGACTGAGTTGGAACATCACGCAATGCTTGGCGATAAACTTCCCATGCACCAGGAATATTGGAGTTTGTCTCCAAGTTCTTGATAACAACCCAATCGCATTCTTTTAGCTTTTCATCACGGGACTGACGAACAGACTTAGCCTGTTCAGCATCTTTCTGAGCCTTGTAAGCCACTTCATGCTCTGCGGCTGTGGTAGTTACACCCTCAACAGTAGTGTCTGCAAAGACAGGGCCAAGGATGTACTTTGTGTACCACTTGCCATCAATCTGCTCAACACCAGAGGCTTGAGAGTATTGGTAAACAGTACCACCAGTAGCTTGTGCACCTTCTAGGACTACATCAGCACCCAAAGCCTCTAAGACTTCAGTTGTTGTTGTTTCCCATGATGGGCCACCATTGGCTTGTTGGTATGCACGAAATTCTGCTTCGTACATTACTGCGCCTGTTGATTGAATTCTTACTTGCATGATGATTCCTTACGCTATAGCCAAAAAGATGTATGAGCCAGCACTTACGTTGATGGCGGCTAAGATGGTTGAGTTCAACGCAAAACCTGTTGAAACTGTTGTGACAGAACCAAGAGTTGCAGATTCAGCGGCTGTACTATTTAACAACAAATACGGGTCTGTCAATACTGTCATGCCACGGGCTGTGTCGTACACATACCAAGCACCAGTTGAGTCTGTACGCTTGATTAGCACAAACCTAGCACCACCAGCACCAAATCCACAGTCAATAGTCTGAGTTGTGCCGTTGCCTGTGTATGAGCCTACTTTGGAAACGCCAGCGCAGGTTGCGAAGAGGTAGTTAACATAAGTTAAACCAGATGCGTTATTGTTAGTTCCATTAGAAACTGTGAAGTATGTTGAAGTTGTAGCAAATGCGCTTCCCACACTACTTGCGGCATCTGTTGTACTTAGATTTAAACTATCTGTACCTTTAATTACAAGCCACCTGTGAGCAGTTGACCTACATTTAATTAACATCAACTCAGGCGCAACACCTAAGTTGTGTGTAATTGTTCTTCCAGCAGTTCCATCCCCTGTATAGCAAACCACATCCATAAACGATGGCGCACGTTTAAAGTTCCAACTAACAAATGTATTGCCTGAATAGTTGTAATTACCCTGCGCTGTAAATTGACCAGTCAAAACTGTTTGGGTGTTATTAAAGCCAACCGATTGACCCGCACGAAATGCGTTAATGTCTTCTTCTGCCAAGGTTAAACTTGTGTAAAGACCTAGTATACTGCCACGCAATTTATCAAAAACCAACGGGTTATTGCCGCCATCTCTTTGTTGAATAATTGTGGCATCTCCAGAAAAATTTGTTGTTAAATTTTGAACTGTAGTATTTGATGTACTGTTACCTGTATAAGCTATTGGACTAAACACACTAGTCCCCACAGTAGGCACTTTCATCGGGCCTCTGCGAATTGCTATGTAAATCCAAGTGTTGCTAGGAGTCCCAGAAGGATATTTAAACCCCGTAGATGTCAAATAAAATGACCCGCCCCCAACATCTTCAGCGGCTGCAGTGTTTGCTGATAATAAATTATCAGTGCCCGGTTCCGCCACAAACCCACGCATGGTATCTACCATAAACCAATCTGAGGTGGCAGTTGTTCTTTTGTACATGACCCACTGCGGTTCGTACCCAAGATTTACAGTTGCATTACCCGAACCATCAAGCGTAAACGACCCACACGAAATCACATTGTCTGTACCAGTTAGGCCAAAGCCTCCTGCGTCATGAGCAAACACGTAGGCTACATATGTAGCTGCGTTTGTGTTTGCTAAGCCACCATTACTTACAGGAAATGTTGTAGAAGTAATTGAAGCACTACCATCTGAAGAAAAATCGCCCTGTGCACCTGAAGCAGTAGTTAAATTTAAGTACATATTGTAGTTAGACCCAGCAAGACTTCTATGCCATACAGGCCATGCTGCAACGGCACTTGTACATTTGACAATCACAGTTCCGGGGGTTGAACCTAAATTATGAGATATTGCTCGATTGTTTGTTCCATTCCCAGTATAAGTCACAATATCAAAGAACTTTGGTTGCTCTCGGAATGTCCATGAGACATTATTGCCATTGTTTTGGTTGCAAAAATTATCAGGGCCAAGGGTAAAACCAGTAGATGTAAAAGCAGTTACATCCAATCCAGTTGCCGTATATTGGGCATCAGTAGCATTTGAATAAATCTGGTTACTTGGGCCACGAACGGTATCAACAAGAGTGTGGTAATAGGCCGCTTGTTGACGGTTTTTAATCCAGACCAACCCACCTTTTGTAGATAGGTCAATACTATTGTTTATAGACAATGTTGAGTTGTTTCCTGTATAAAGAAATGTGCTGAACACTTCTTCAATGTAGTTGACCGCAACAGGAACACCACCACCAAAGGCATCATAAGAAGCTGCACCGCTAGTTGCTTGTAATGGCATGGTTTAAGCCTTAAATTGTGTGTTGCTTGCCAAGACTGTGAAAGTCGCACTACCTGTTTTGATAATCAAATAACGATAACTATCAATACCACTAGCATTACCAGCACTAGGCGCACCACCTAACCAACGTGTCGTAACACCAGATGTAGTGCCATCAACTTGCACAGCAGAGTTGTAATAAGCAGTAGAGCCTTGAGTGACTAAGAAAGCAACAGTCATTGATTGACCTGTACTCATCAAAGTATCTAGTGAAGTACCGCTAGAGCCACGAAAGTTAACAGTCCAATTGGCACTTGCATTACTTGTGTAATACAAGACTGACTGAGTGGTTATGTCGTAAGCAATTGTTCCAGTAGCCGCTGTTGCTGATACTGTAGCTACTTCTGCTGCATCGTTTAGGACAATGGCTGTTTTACTACTAGAGCCAGTAAAAGTATTTGTGCCTGTAAAGGTTTGATCTGCCGCAAGTGCTACATCACCAGGAGCCGCAAAGCCTAATGTTCCAGATCCGTTTGTCTTCAGAACATAGTTTGCAGTTGAGTCAGCAGTAGGTAAAGTAAAGGCAGTTACAAAGCTCTGTAAATTAGCATCGTAGGCCAATACATCTGTACCAACCGCCACTCCAAGAGCAGTCCTTGCGGCTGATGCAGTAGCACCACCAGTACCACCTTTGGTAATCTTTAGGACAGGGCCAGCATCAAACAACGCATCAATAGAGTCCAGATCAGTATTGATCTTTGTACCCCATGTGTCTGTGGATGCGCCAACTTCTGGCTTTGTTAAGCCTAGATTTGTGGTGGTTGTATCTGCCATGTTTTACCCCTAATAGTCTGAACTTTATACAGAAACTGTTGTCCAAGCTTCGGACACATCTGATTCTGTTTCCCATTTCTTTCTAGCGTTTATCACAACACTAGAAGTATCATTAATTGCTGCTGAAAAATGCTGTATGCGGTTATATTGAATATTTAAACTACTAATATCAATGATAAAAAGAGCGCCAACAGCATCCAATCCACCAGCAGCGGTCATTACAGATGTGTCAACAATTACAACACCTGTACTCGCTATCTTTACTGCACCTACAGATACTGTGCTAGTTGAACTTATCTCAAACTGAGCATCTTTTATATTCTCACCAGCAACAACTACAGTTGAGGCGTCAACAATGGCAAGCGAACCTAAGTACGCTCCAAAGGAGTAAGCTCCTCCGCTATAGTCGCCACGCCCGTAAGCAGCCATCTTATGCCAATGTTATAGACAAGCTAGAAGCAGGAATGCGGAAAATGTCTCCGTCATTAATTGCTTTTGCAGTAGTCAATGGCGCCCAAGCAAGCAAAGTACCACCAGTTGAAGCAGTAAAAATACCTGCCCAACCAATTGTTCCCCAATTACCACCAGAGGCAGCGGCAAACTCAATTGCGGCAGCGTTGGTAAAAGTAGTTGCCGTACCACTACCTGAGATAGTTCCTGTAACCACACGGGCATAACCATTACCAGATACTTCTGTACCGCCACCAGCATCACTAGGTGCGGCAGTAAATAACCCCACATACCAAGCGGTAGGGCGAGTTGCAGCACCTGTTGTAAACAAGTAGGTTAGTGCAAGATTTTCTGTGTAGTCTGTAAAAGATGACATTTTTTATCCCAAAGAACGGGCACGAACAAGTGGAGTTGAAGAAACAGATGCCCTTTGATCTGCCACCTCAATGTCGCCCAAGGAGTTGATATACATCTGACTCCATACTGGTAGACGTTCATCGTCTTTTAAATATGGTGCAGCCTCCATGAGCGCACCATACAGGTACAAGTCTGGGGCATAAGCTAAAAGCCAGTTGCTTGTGTTTGCATCACTCAACGCAGGAATCTTAGCATAATATGTAAGTTCTGCGCTATATGTAGTATCAGGAGTAGGTATAAATTCTAATTGGCTACCAGTAATTGTGTAATAAACTGGTTGTCCAACAGTAACATATCTCTGTGCTTTTAGTTCATCACCTTGAGCCTCAGTAACAAACTGTAGTCTCACAATGGGATTGGTGTTTAATTGGAACTCTTTAGCTTGTAGCCAATCAGCAGGATATGCAAAGAATGAAGTTTCAATCTGTCCTTCAGCACGTTTAATCATCTGGCGTGTACGCAACTTGCGGTTGAATTTAGCTTCTGCAATAGTAATAAAGCTTGGAATAATAGCCGTCAGATCATCCCGATTAAGATAATCCGCTATTGTTGCTTTAAGCCCTGCAAAAGTATTAAGTGCCATTTTCTACATCCCTACACATTAGTGTGTGTTCATGTTTGTATTCAAATGTGCCAATATGATGGATCTGCTTTGAAAGATCCTGGTCAACATAAGTTTTATGCCCATTTTGTGCGGCTCTACGGCAAAACCATACATCTTCACCAATGTAGTCTTCCGCAGCGGGAACCCAAGGGATAGCAAACCAAGGATATTCCATAGATTTATAGACTTCGGATTTAACGAGCATTACACCCATTCCGCAGTAGTCTACTTCAACAAGTCCTGTTGAATCGTCCTCAGTATATACCCGATTGATAAAAGTTGCATCCATATCTGGGGTATTTTTTTTCACCGCAATAGGTTCTGTAGGAAATCTACGCTTGGCATAGTTTCCACAGACAATACCCGTATCATGTGCCAGTAATCGGATAATAGAATCCTTTGGGAAGCGCATATCGCTATCTAACCAAAGGGTATGGGTACACTCAGCCGCAATAGCATCCCTAGCCAAATCCTGACGTTGTGCTGACAGTAAAGTACCAGAGCTAGTGTAGATCACTACCTTGTGGTTTGTTGTACCTACAGTAAATCCAACTAGCCTAGCTAAGTCAAATGCAAATCCAGAATTAACAAAGTCCCGTGTTGGGACTAATATCCCAATGGTCTTACTATCCATTAAACTTCTCCAGGTCTTGTGCGAAATGCACGATTATCAGGGTCATTGAACCAACGCTTCATGTAAGCTTGGTCATCAAGTTTGCCTTCGGCTTTCATCTGATAAAACAAAGCCATCGGGATGGATGCAACATGGTGCATATCACCCTTCCAATTGGCCTTTTCATCAAACGAATTAAATCGTTCTTTGTTTGCTTCTACTACTTGGGTAGCATCAATGATTGTCTGAATGGTTGCCTCATCTTTGTCATTGTCGTAATGCCAAAGCTTCTTGGTTCCCATCTCTTGGTTTATGTCAAAGATTTTTGTAGTCATAAAAAAAAGGGTGGGTTATTAGCCCACCCCTTTGTACTCAGATTAGGTCTGAATTGTTGAGTTCAAGTCATAGACAGCGCCATGAGCTTTCTCATTTTTGATCTTCAAGCCCCACTCACACAAGAGCATACGCTTCTCGGCATCACCTGTCTTAGCCAGTTCAACTGTCTGGAAGGGACGCAGATAGCAAACGCTTGCGTACTCAGGATCAAGCACAAAAACATCACGCTCACGTTGGAAGCGGTTAGCAACAATGCTCACGTTTCCAAAATCGGAGACATAAACATCGGCAGCGCCAATGATCGTTGAAGGTTTAGCACTTGTAACATGAAAACGCTGTGCAGCAATACCAGCCATCTTAGACAAGTTCTGTTTGTTAACAGGACCAGCCATAACGATAGAAGGAGAGCCGCCTTCTGTCCACACCTTCTGAATTACGTCTTTCAGCAATGCTTCGCTAAATGAACGCAAGTTAGTTGTTGTGGCATCAGTACGAGCCGCATCAGGGATAGTGGTGTATGAAGGATCAGAACCACCAGTACCTTCGCTAGTATTGGTCTTCAAGAAGGCCAACAAAGCGCCAGACTTACGGGCAGATGACGTAGAACCAGCGGCAGCGGCTTGGTTAGCCAACATTGTTGACTCCATGTCACGCTTAATTTCCGCAGATTTTTTAGCCATTTGGTAGCTCAACTCAGAGCGACGACCCGCCTTGTCAACAGCTTCCAATGTACCAGCAATGATTACATCCTTACGGCTAATCTGGGTGTAGTTGCCCAAACGAACTGTAGCTGTAACTGCTGTGAAAGAGGTGATGTCATCGCCCTCGATCTGTGCATTGGTTGTGATGGCAGCAGCCAAATCATCGGTTTGCCATTCAAAGAAAGTGTTGGTGACGTTCTCACGACCAACATTGCTCATGAATGGTGTCTCTTCTGGAGAGATCTGATAAATGACGTTAGAAAGATCTTCCCGTACACCCTTGGCGTCAAAGCGGGTGTAGGTGTTTGTAATAGCAGCCATGATAGGTCCTTAAATAAATTTCTCGAAAAGTGATGCGGCATCTCTGACGCTTCCTGTTTGTGCAAGACGCTTTTTTGCGTTATTTATATCACTCGACTTAGAACTTACGCTACCTGCCGAACCAGAGCTAACCATCTTTGGTGCTTTCTTAATCTTCGCTTGGAATTCTGGACGCTTGCTCATCATCTGGTCATACTTCCACGCCTTGTGAAGCGCTAGTAATGCTCGTGAATCGCTAATGCTGTTCAGTTCCTGCTCGGTAAAACCCAAATTCTGACCATACTCTAACAAAGCCTTACCTTCTGCTTTAGCTTTCTCTGGAGAATTCCACTCAGGGATCTTCTCTTTCAATACGGCAGTTTCCTGCGCTAAAACATTTTGTATATGCCTTTGTGATTCAACTTGACGCATTTGATTGATACGCTCTTGCTCTGCTTGTACCGCATATCTCTGTTGTTGCCTACGCTGATGAGATGTCCATTGACGGGCATATTCAGTTGGGTCTTCAACTTCTAATCGGTTCCAATCAGGCTCTTGCGGCTCAAACTCCTGCAGTTTTTGCTGTAATTGTCCTAACACCTGTGAATATTGTTCACGCTCTACACGTACTTGCTGAAACTCAGACTCGACTAATTTGCGCTCTTCTGCTAGTTTCTGCGTTTTCCGTGTGTAGTCAGCTTCACGTTGATAACCTCGGATAAGTTCTTCCTTTGGAACTTCGATTTCTTTGCCATCAACTTTGACAACAAACTTCTCATCCCTTGGAGCTTCTTCTTCGGACTCTTCGTCTTCGCCTTCTACTTCCTCGGAAGTTTCCTCTGCTTCGTCTTGCGGCTCCGCAGATTCCATTTCCTCAGACTCAGATTCGGGTTGCCCCTCCTCTGGTTGCGCCTCTGCACCAGTGTCAACACCCTCTTGAGCGTCTAGCATAGTAGCAAAGCTTTGCGCTGCTTGATTTACTGTAATCGAACCGACTGCATTTGCGTTATCGGACATATTTACCTCTTAGTTTAACAATCATTTGTTTGGGGGTCTACCCCGTCTGCGAACAAGGGCAACTTCTGCCATCTTGCCCGTATCCATAACAGAACGTAACTTAGCTCTGAGAATATCAACTGTTGTCAGAAGCAAGTAAGCTTGCTCTCTAACTGGTCCTTCCATTAGTTTGGAAGAACGAATCTCACGATAACAATCATCTTCTATTCGCTTAAGCATCTCATTGAGAAGTTCATCCTCAAGAAGAAGTCTCGCTCTGTCTCCTCTTGCGAGGTTAATTTCTAAATCGTCCATTTACATCATTGGTTGGGGCTGTTGAGGGACTTGATTCATTGCAGCCTGTTGACGGATTAACTCTCGGTCACGATTCATTGCGGCATCTATTTCCGCACTTTGAATTTGTACACCATATTTCAATTCTAGCTCATATCTACGCAAAATACCATCTTGTTCAATACGATCACGTTCTCTGTCATCAGACATAATCATTTTTTGACGCTCTAAATCCAATTCAGCCGCTTTCTTTTGAATATCAGCTTGAATAGCTTGTGCCTGTACTTGAGCCAATGTCTCCTCTGGGGTGAGCCTTGGAGCCTCTGGTGGTGGCAGTTGGAAATCAGCAGGTAACTGGTTAAAGTAATTCTGTGAATCCTTAATACCAGCCAGTTGCAACATTTTAGTTAGCGTATTTGTATACTGTGGTATTGTTACAACAGGGTTATTAGGACCAGTTTCTTTAATCAGCATTTCCTGACGCATAGCTACTTGGTTCAAGATATTGATTCTGTCTTCAATAGTGCCATCACCAACACCAACATTAACTGTTACATCCATGTTTGAATCCCAAGAACGGGGGTCAATCGGCACGAATGTATTACGCAAACGAACCATTCTGGCTCTGTCTTGATTCTCAACCACCAACTTCAAGATACCAGTAAACAGCTTACGCAAACCAGTTTCCGCAAAGATACGGGCAATCATCTCAATGTGCTGATGGGCGGCATTGACTGTCGCTGATACTGCGGCCTTGGTAGTGCTTTGCAATGCATCTGCATCTAACCCTGCGGCAGCTTTAGAAATGCCTGTACGGGTCTGTTTAATGTCATCCAAGTAGTCAAGCATTGGGAATGCGGCTTGACCAACAAATGGAGTGGTAAACGGCTGAACCATACCTGGCGCTCTCATACGGATCACAGCACCAACTTCAGTATTCAACACATCTTCCATGTTGGCCTGACCCTCAACAATCGCTGTACGGGGGTGGATAGCTTGAGCCAAAGAGTCCAAGATGCCACGTTGAACATTAGACTTGATGCGCTGAATATCCATGACCACATCAGCGGGACACATACCAAAAAAGGTATGGGGTTCTGGGTCTGGACAGAAGTCAGCAAACTGGCGGTCATCAACAATCTCATTGCGCAGAACTTTGTTACCAGTACCTACTGTGCAAATTCTACGCATCTCAGCAATGCCATCGCCATCAAAGTCTACCTTTAGGTAGCCTTCAATGTAGAGAACACTCTTGCTAGATGGGTCACCATTGTTTGCGGTGCTGATAACAGCAAACGGGTTACGGGCTTGGTACTCTTGATTGTTGTCAAAGTCATTACCATTACCTGCAACTTCAACCATCTCATCGTAGTCATAACCCATAGCAACTAGATCGGAAACAGTCTTCATAGTCCTGTGGCCTACAAAAGTAGCCTCATCAATGGACTTTGCTCTGCGGTCAATCAGGAACTCTTCTGGGGGTAAAGCTTCAATCTTTACCTTACCTGTTTTGATTCTGCGCTTGATCTCCACATCGTACATCATCGGAGGTGGAATACCTTGAGCGTCAACCATTGGCTCAGTGCCAGGGAATGGATACTCACGTACCGCAGAGATTTCCACATCAGGATTCTCTGTCAACAACATCATGCTTTGCTCATCAAGCATAGAGAATGACTCTGCTTTAACTTCTACAGACTCATCCCACCAGTATTTAACAATACCAACTTTGCGAACTAAGGCATCTTTAAATGCTGAGTGGAGAATCTTAAAGCCAGGGTTATCACGCTTGAAAATAAAGTCTACATAGTCTGTAGCTTGTTCAGCATTCTGAACATCCTCTGGTCCTTGGGGGGTGAACTCAACCACACGCTCTGGACCAAAGAAGATGCGCATCAAGCTTGGTAGGATGCCTTGAACAGTATCACGGACATCCATTGATACTACTTGTGAACGGCCTTCTTCTTCATCACCAAAGGCTTGACCATAATAGTATTCAGTAGCTAACGCACGATTGCCACCAATGTCATCATCAATAAAAGAAATAGCATCGTAAATTTCAGCAGAAATAACGCCTTGAAGTTGCTCTTCAGACATTACCTCATCACCCTCCATCTCGCCTTGCAGGGTTTCTGCCATCAACATGGGGTTTTCGTTAATCATATATTTCCTTATCGTGAACCGATATAAGGGAGGATTCCAGATCCAGTATTTTGTAATAGAGAAGGGATGCCACCAACGTAGTTGTTAGCCATACCACCATATGCGTTAGGCATTTGTTTAAAGTTAAGATTCTTTTCATCTTCATTAGGATTAAACGCTAACTGAAAACCACTTCGAGCAGTGTCAGCCATGCTTACATTTGGATTTGTAGCATTATTGTAAAAGGTTTGATAGGGTTGCATCTGCGGAGAAATCATATTGCCAACAGCTTGAGTTGCTTGTTGACCGAAAGATAATGGCGCAGCGCCACCACTCATAACGGCTTCAGATCCACCAACTGCTTCTGGACCAAAGGATTCAAATAATGCTGATAACCATGTAGGCATTTAGTCCTCCTCTTCTTCCATGTCGTATTCGGTCTTAGCCATCATCAACATATTCTGCTGATTCTTGGTCATCTTCTTGGTGATAGGGCCACCAGATAGCCATGCTGAACAGGTACGCTCACCTGCACACTTAAAGT